ATTTGCTTCTGTAGCTTGATCGGCCAATCTACGTTGACTTTCTTCTTGGCTTGTAATAAATTCAGAAAATCTATCTACAAGTTGACGTAACACTCGTAATTGATTTACTGAAATTTCTCTAATTTGTTCTAATATGCCTGTAGATGAATCTGTAGATGAATTTAAAACAGCAGATGAACCGCCAATAACACTTCGACCAACAATGGCTTGTTGTGATTCTACGACTGCTAATGCTGTTCCTGTTTCTGCCATTTAATTATTTCTTATCGTCTGATTTTGCTCTACTACCTGTGTATAAACCGAACCAAGCAGCGCCAGCACCTACAACGATTGATACTAACCCACTTTGTTCCATAGTAGGATTAGGTATATTCATATACCATATTACTACTTTGTATAGTAAATAAATGTAAGTTGTGATGAATACTCTAGGAAATATTCTCCAACTATCAACGGCTCTTGCCAAATGTATTAATTTTGCGTAAGGATTAGGTCCTAAGTCTTTAACAGACGTATCGACTTCTAATTCTACATTAACCTTTTTAGTTACTTTATCTTCCACGATTTCTCTCCCTATTTTTATCGTTTTCTTCTTTGATATATTGAGTAAGTAAACTCACATATATTTCCCTCTCCCACGGTATCATCATATCTAATTCAGTTAATGAATATTTATGATGTTGAAGTAAAGCAAAGTTAACTTGGTAGTGATTTTCCAAGTTATCGTGTGAGAGGGCTATCCGAAAAAATCAGTAAGACCAGACAACGTAACTTTACTTTTTACCTTGGTTTCAGGATTTTCAACTTCAATAATATGTAACAGTTTAGGCATTGTTTCATAAAACTTTTGTATTTTTGAAAATGTTTTATTGTCTAAACTTTCAACAAATTTATCTAATTCTTCTCTTGTATAATCACTTGCCTTATAAACCTTTTCACCTTCATATATTTGATAGATTGTTTTACCAATAATATCAAATAATTGTTTTGTGTTTTCTTTTTTTAAATCTATTGTAGGGTCAATTGAATTTAAAGTAGGATATTTCATTATAATACCTAACTTCTTATTTTCATCAATCACAATATTATTTGTGTGTTCATCATCAACTTGAACATCTACAGAATTTAAATCTACATCTACATTAGCATATGTTTTCTTATCATCTGGACATAATACTTTTATTTTGGCTACTTCACCTACAGACTTAGCTCGTATTTTTAAAAATACATATTCTAAATCAAATGTAGGTAATTCGTCAACATTTAATTGTCCAAAAGTACAAGTGTGTACAATATCTTTTAATGCCTGTACAATTTGTTTTTGTTCTTGTGACTCTAATGCTTGAAGTAATATTTTTTCTTCTTTGACCAAAAATGGTCTAAATTTAACGGTAACATCTGTTGAGGGCAAAGTCAATTCATATGTTGCCGTTTCTATAATGGGTAATGCCATAATATCTCCTTATTATATTAATTATAAAAATGGTGGAAATACTCTTCCACCAGTTACTCGACCAATAGGTAAGTTTCTTCTTACTTGGTTAAGTACATCTCTACCAGCACGCTTCAATTCTGGAGGCAATTTATTTAGTACGCCACCAAAAATACCAAAATCCTTTGAAGGAACTATTTCAGGTACTTTTCCTATATTAGAACCAATAGTAGCGTTTCCTATCTGATCTAATGTTAGATTTCTCCAATATCTGAAGTTTAAAGTAACAGGCACATTTACAATTTGATCGGTAGCATCATAACTGTATTCAATAGAACCTATTGTTTGAGGATATACTTCATATAGTCTGACACCATAAACAATTCTATCTCTATCATTGTCTGAGTCAAAAGCACCCAATTGTAATATATCCATTTCTCCAACATAGTCATTATAATATTTCATATTATGACTATTGTTGTCAAATATTAATTTTTGCCATTCTTCAAAAAATGCTCTTTGTCTTAAATACTTATCTCCATAAAAACTACCTTCTACGGTGCCAGAAAATGAATAAGCATATGGCATTTCTCTTTTAGGACCATAAGTGGTATGCGACTTAGTATTTACATCTCTACTCGGTAATGTAATTTTACTACACATCATAGCAACGTTTCTTGCCATTTCTTGTCCATTTAAAGCATTTAATGTTTGTAAATTACTTACACCTTGATCTTGTGCTGCTCGAAAAGAACCATTACCTGGTGTCGATATAGACGCAGGATTAGGTAAAAATATTCTAATAATATATCTTGTTGGTCTAGCAAAACCTTCGCCTTGTGCTATGTTAGAAACAAATCGTCCTATGGTTGTTTCAGAATTAATAACACCTTGTCTTTGTTTTAATCTTTTATCTCTATTAAGATCATAAACACCTAATAAATCTTCTCTGGATATACCACCTCGTATATCAAAGTTACCTATTCTTCTTCCGCCTCTTAAAATAGCCATTATAGCATTCCTCTACTTTGTCCCCATACGTAACTATCTGATCGTTTCTTAAATTGTTGTACAGGTAAATATACAGCAAGAGCAGCCTCATCATTATCAATTCTTAAAAAATTTGATCTCACATAACTAAACAAATATTTTTTGATAGTTGGTTTAACTAATGCTAATCCTTTTATTCTATCATAACTTACATCTAATTTCATATTTTTGTCTAGTTCTCTTTTTGTAGCAAAATTACTGTGTATATTTTGTAACAATCTAAATCTTAATAATGGTGGTAAATAATGAAAGTTCATACCTAAAAAACCACCTTTAATTGGCTCTAGTGGTAAAACTAGAGGAAACGTATCATAATATGGCAACTTCTTTTTAGTTTTAGGGTCATAAAAAAACAAGTTTAATCTACCTGTACTAGGTCGACTTATCAATTTGTTTTGATTTATCAACTTTCGAGCAGTTATAGTATCAGCAATAGATGATATAGCGTTGCGATACCAACTTGCTGACTTACGTATACCACCTTGTTTATCAACTAAGGGGTCTAAAATACTGATTGCCATAGTGCTAATATTTATACTGGAAATAAAAAAGGGGACAGTATTTCTACTATCCCCTTAAAGTCATTGAAGTAGAGAGAGATTACTCGTCTTCAGCAAGTTTACTAAAGTAAGACAAAGTATCATCTTCATCATCATCTAATTCAACTTTAGTATTTGCCTTAGTTTGAGCAACTTCAGGACTTTTCACTGAACCGTTAGACTTAGGCGGGAGGTCTGTTTTGTCAACAGTTTCAGCGCTTCTCACTCCTGTAATTACCCTATTCAGTTTCTCTTTGAGTTCATCATAGGTCTTAAAATTATCGGGAGCTAAGAAAGGTTTTAGAGCGTGTTGTTTTGACCAGATTTCTTTAATTCGGTCATCACTTTCAGCAATTGCTGATACACCCTCAAATTCAGATTTATCATAATTCCAGTAACCATCAACTTTTCTAAGTTTTAACTTAAAGTTAGCACCTTTCCAAAAGTCAAATACATTTACTGGCTTTTCATCTTCAAAAGCAGGTTGTAGTGCTTCTGTAATCTTATCAAATATCTTTTTACCAAATTTGTATAAGAACACTTTACCTTCATTTTCAGGATGTTTTGGATCACTGACTACTAAGATATTAGCATAGTAAGATAATTTTCTTTTTCTCTTACGAGCAATTTCTTTGTCACTATCTAATCCTGTATTCCATAGTCTTGTGTTTTCTTCACTGACAGGATCTTTTTGACCAAGTGTTGTTAATGAGTTTTCAATATACCAACCACCCTTGTCTTGGAAAGCGTGTGACCATACTCGTTGCCAAGGTAAATCTTCACCTTCAACAGCAGGTAAGAAACGAATAACAGCATAGCCGTTACCTGTCTTATCCATTTCAGGTTTCCAAAAACGTTCATCAACGTATTTTGATTTATCTGTTTTGTTATCTTCGGGATTGAGATTTGCCTCTAAGGCTTTGGTAAGTTTGTCAAAGTTACTTGACGATTGTTTTAATGTTTCGAAATCCATATTTTTCTCCTTGTATTAATCGTATTTCGTGTTTGTGTTACCTGTATAATCGGTATCATTATTATTTATATCACTTTTATGTTTCATATAAATTTTAAAATGCGTCCTTCGTGGGATTTATTGGTTTACCCACAAGCTTCCAGGAAGAGTCCAATATCTGAACAAGATTGGTCCCTACTCACAGCAAAACAGTGTGTCTTCAGCCATTCGGCCATAACCCTCACTGCCTTCGCCTTTTGCCCTCTTAAGCAATATTCGGCCAGAAGGATATAATAAGTTCGAATCTTATTATACTTTACGCATTGTATTAATATATCACAAATTACTTAAAATGTCAAGCATTTTAGGATAATCAATGTATATTAAATTTTGTATGCCTGCCCATTCATCAATATGTCTATCTACATTATTGACACCAGACACGCCAAACTTATTTACTTTATAAAATTTTATCGTTGGGTTTTCTGTAAACAGATGTGCCCACTGTGTAATCCAGTTTACCGATGGTATTGGTGCTTTTTCTGGTAAACCGTAATGATTAGTACCTTTGTAAATGTTATTTAATTGATGCGTTGTACTATTTAAATCGTGTCCTATTAAAAATACTGATTTTGGTTTTTCTTTCTGACAAGCAATATAGCCAGATGTAGAACCACAAGCCCAACCTCTATCTTTATTTAAAGGCATAATTTCTGTTAAACAATGTGATTTATCGTTTTCATAAACCCAACTAACAAAAGCACTTTTATGATTAATTTCTTTTTTAACTACTTCAGGTTCTTTGTCTTTACCTTTTCTTAATACACCAACAACACCATTTAAACTACTGCCGTGAAATACAAACTCATTAGCAAATTCTTTTTGTTCTTTATTTTGTTTAAGTACATCATACTTTTCAAACTCATTAACCTCTTGTTCACTTACATTACCAAACACTGTTGTTTCAAACATTGATTTAGGTAGTTTTGTCCAACTTCTTAACCATACTTCGTTGTCTTGTGAATATCCTGATTGATATATTTCGTGTGATATGCCGTGATCGACACCTACTAATACGTCTGGTTTAAAATCTCTATACAAAGCATTACAACCATAAATCTTACCATATTGTCTTAACTGTTCTAAATCAAAATCTTTTCGACTTTCTCCATTACCAATACAAAATACAGTATCACTTGTCATTTTAATTACAATACCTCTCCTCTTCCATCGTTCTTCAGCAGTAGGAAATCTATTCATTTTTCAATATTATATTACCACATTCAGGACATTTAGTCCCTTCATTACCTATCATACCACAAGTTTCACAACTAATCACTGATAAACACTTCCTTCAAAATCATTTTACATTCAGTAGGATTAAATTTCACAAACGACCTAAACTTTTTAAGACG